CATTAGATTCATTTGTTGGAATATATGCATCTTTTGCTTCTATTTTATCGGTGTATCCAGTAAACGGCACAAAAGGTGCTTTAAACTCGTCTGTAGAGACGAATTCAGTTCTACCTAAAACTCCATCTATAATTGGAATTTGTCCATTATCACCATCAGCAAAAAATCCAAGTACAATATCGCCTTGAGCTAGTTTTATGTTTTCTGCTCTTCCTCTTGCACCAGATCCAGCAGTTGTTGGAAGTTTGACTATTGCCCAAGGCAAATCTTCATCCTTCAATGTCTCATCAAAAGGATGGTATCCATATATTCTTACCTTTGAACGATTTCCCCATCCATTACCATCTTGATTTACTTCGTCTCTAGGTATTTGCCCTATCCACCAACGGTATCCGTCCTTACCTATAAAATTACTTTTTATGAGTGATTCTTCGAACATTTTTATACGGTGGTTGATTGACCAAAAGTATCTCTAACGAGTTTCATAGATGTATATGAATTTTCAGTACTAAAATAATGACAAAGTTCTTTTATCATATATAGACCACTTTGTGCGACATCCTCTTCTCTTTTTTTACCTGTAGTTGTTGTAGGAAATCTACATTCTATAATATTTCCTGCTTCAAGATTAGTATTTGATGGAATAGTCATCGATAAAGTCTGTGTCATCATCGTATTATATCTCATAATAGTTTGAGATTGATGCTTTGCTGGATCTGAGTTTGTAGCATCTCTTACGACGCCAGTTTCTAAAGTTCCAACATCCAACATTGCCGTAATAACTCTAGAAGGATATTCTGCTATGGATTTTGAATCCTTTTCTGTTAAAGATGGAATTGTTATTGCTGCTCCCAAGTTAACCACTTTTCCAGAATACTGATTGCTATTGAATACGCCCTGTTGAGGATCATTTGTAGTAAATGTTAAAGGATTGAAAAAATATCTCTCACTAGAATATGCACCAATTCTCAAATTTTCAAGTAAGTTTTGATTCTTATCTGTTACATATGAAAGAATATTAAAGTCTTCATCACTTCCTCTCGTGCTTGAGGATCCTGTGTGATAGGTGTAAGTTGCCACCGATGGTTCTTTCATCAGTTTATCTATTGATCTAAAACAATAAGATGATTTTGTTTGATAAAAAACAAAACCTGCAGTTGCATCTCCCTCAGATATATCGGGAACTGCTTTCGATGCCAACCAGGTCAAGACCCAAAAAGGTTTTCTCAAATTTCCAATAAACCCATATTTGTTTTGAGTTTTATCCACTTTTAAATCTCTTGTTGTTTGAAGTTTTTCCTTTATAATTTTTTCTGCAGAGGAACTAATTGGTGATGATGATGGATATTTTTCTCCAACCTTAGTCAATTCATTGGTGATTGCCTCTCTCGAACATAAATTTAGAGTGAACATTTCCCTCTCACCTTCACTAATAATATTAGAAATCTTAGAGACGTACAAATATTTGTCTGGGTCTAAAGAAAAATCTATTCCTGGATTGCTATCATTATTCCCATCTATTTTTAGTACAACTCTTTCTCCACCTCTAAGTGGCAATCCATGATACAACGACTGAAATTGAGTATCTTCACCTTTAACAGTATTTCCAGTGTTAATCACAACCATCTCCACATTTATACATGGAGAAAAAATATCCTCATAATATCTAATAGAAACGACACCCAATCTTATATCAACAGTTTTTTCTCTATCAACTGTTGATTCTATCGTTATAGTCGAATATTGTGATGCATCGATGGCTGCCATTGCAATTACGCTAGCTTAATGTAGAGAAGATCTTTTAATATATCTCTTTCTTTATTTATTGTCTGCCCCGAACCTCCAGAACTTGCAGAAGATGCCATTGGTTCTTTGCTACTCTCACCAGATGATGGTACCTGCATAGCGATTACTGGACCTTTTCTTTCTGTAGTTATTTTTGAGGCAACATCTGTTCTTTGTTCTGTAGGAATACTTGATATATCTGCAGATTTTGAAACAACGTTTCCACTATCATCTACCTCTTTCAATTCTCTACCAATTGATAAAAGATTTAAATACGGTTGAGGATTGACTGGTGTTCCACCTGGTCTAACTTCAAAATGCAGGTGAATATTGGTAGACGTTCCAGTATTTCCTATCTCACCTATTGTAGTTCCAAATTTATAGGTTTGTCCTTTTCTAACCCTTATATTTGCAAGGTGAGCAAACCAATATTCTGTACCACCAGAATCCTTAATAATAACTAACTTCCCATATCCTCCAGATGTTCCAGTAAACGTGACAGTTCCATCTATTCTAGCACCAACATACCAACCCTTTTCTCCTCTAGTTCCAATGTCAATTCCCTGATGTAGTCTTCCACCCTCTCTTGATGCTCCAAACTCTCCACCCTTGCCAGAAAAACCAACAGATGGATGCTTATCCATTTTAACATTAGCTTCATCTATCGTAATTGATCGCTTTTGTGTTATGGTGGCATTTTTTCTTGCCGATTCGAGACTTGCTTTGTATCTTTCCTTAAGTTTGTCTTTAGCTTTAGTTGGTTGACCATAATCATTTCCTGGGAATGATGCCCATGTTGGAGAAAGTCTTTTAATTACATCCTCACTGAGACCTTCTTTTTTTAATTTTTCTACATCTACTCCTCTTGCTGCTGCCAATCTCAATGCAAGTTCATCTTGGAATGCTTTATCAAACTTTCTGTTGGTACTCATCTTAACACTTTCAGCAAGAGCTGTTATATTAATAAATTGATATGCACCAACCGCAGCAGATCTATCTTCGACTAAATTGCCGTTCTTGTCCCTATATGTAAATTTAGACTGTGGGTCCTGCAAAAACTTAGTTACTAATTTCTCAACTTCCTCAACAGTAAGATTTGTCAGGTCTCCATATTTTGATTCTCCATATCTATCACCAAAAAACATACTATATCCAGTAGGACCAGCAGTTCCTTCAGCAAATCTAATTGTCTTTAATAGTGCTTGCTGCTCAGGACTTCCATATCCAGATGTATCATCTGGCCCAGCATTTGGCACTTCTGTTGGATCATCACCAAATAAAAATCCTAGTGGATTTTGGAAGATTTGGACCATTTTATCAAAGTTTGTTTCCATCTTCTTACTACCTTGATTTATCTTTTCCATCGCCTGTTTTATTTGCCCACTCTGATCAGTGAAATCAAATTTGGAAATATTACTAATAACTGCTCCAACTAATTCTTTCATTCCATTGAGTTTTTCTAAAAGACCATTTTTCCATTCATTTAAAATAGTAAAAAGTTTTTTTACTCTTTCTATCAATTTTTGTGTCATCTCCATAATTTGTGGAAGATTTTTTAATAACCATCCAAGAAGAATTAAACCAAAGTAATCTAAAATTCTACCAAAGAATCCTTTAGTACTTTCACTTACGATCTTTCCAGTCCTTTTAATTACAGATTTGAGTCCCCTTCCCGCCTCAACAACATCTTCTCTCAACTTTCTTCTTACATTGTTTCTTCTCAAGTTAAAAAGTCTTTGCTGCTCACGCATTGCTTTTTGTCTAAAAACATTGCTCTTAAGAATAGTTCTATTAAGTTTAATAGCGGTTGTTTTTGTTTTTGTTAAATTCTTTGAAAATGCATTAAAACTTTTTTGAATTCTTCCAAGACTTATAGATGATTTTCTTAGAGATGTCTTGTCCATATTATGCTATCACTCCAAGAATTGATCTTGTAGTATCCGTGTACATATTGGCAATAGAACTAGGAATAGATGGTAAAGTATTGCTAGATCCTCCACCAGCAGTACTTTCTACCGTCTTTTCTTTTTTATCACTTACTGATGGGAAGGGAATTATTGTAGGTGCTGGTTCTTTCAATGATGAAAGATTTTGTGCAACCATGTTCCTCTTATCGGGTGGTGGAGGTGTTATTTGCGCTTTTGATACTTCCTTGGGAGAATCGGATGATGATGTGTCTAAATTGACGTTCCCAAAAGTTGGTTCCATTTTGAAATCCATCTCACTAAAGAAATTCTTATTATTCAAACTAAATTTTTCCTTGTCAACAAGACCAGATAAACTTTGGACTTCTTGTTTATTTTCAATCGGTGCCCCTAACCCACTAGATTGGTCTGCAGCACTTGTGGGTGATACACTCTTTACATCTTCAACTGAGCCCTCACCAGACATTCTTTCTTTAATTTGATCAGTATAGACAGATTTTCCTGCCTCAGAACCATAATAATAACTTGCCAATCCTGTACCAAACAGGAGTGGTGCTTTTATATATCCAGGTAAGGGAAGTTTAGATAGAAATCCAGTTGTTGCCGTACTGAATATTCCTCCAGCTAAACCACCAGCAACGGCACGATCTGGAGATTCGCCGCCAAGAAGTTCACTACCAGTGCCAAGTAAGATATTAAAAATACCAGTACCAAATGTTCTACTTTTCCACCAGGGTGTTTTGGGGGGTTTAGGTTTTCCTCCACCAGCTGTTGGTTTTCCATCGGCATCAACTTGTGGTGATCCTTTTCCCTTGCCTTTATCTGGTTTAGGTGGTTTTGTTTCAGCATCCACTTGCGGTGCTACTGATCCTCCTCCTGGTTTAACTTTATTACCTCTTTTTAGTGCCTCAAATATTCTAAGAGGTAAATTTATAAAGAGACCCTTGGCAGTCCACATTAAAATTTTCAAACCAAGTTTTGTCAGAGTATTGACAAGTAGTGCAAGTCCGCCATTAATCGCTAGAAATATTCCACCAACTATCGCAAGATTTTTTAATACTGTATTTTTAATTTCTTCTAATTTTTCCAGATTTCCTTCAGAAGCTGCTTTTATTGCTTCTAATCCCTGCTTAATTAACCATCCACCCAAGACAGTGGTCAAAAATCCCATAAGACTTTGAAGACCAAATTGAACTTTAGGTGCAATTTTTGCAATTGGCGCAACTAACGCACTTTGTATTTTTTTCTCAATGGCATTCTCTTTGCCCTCTAATAATTTTTGTTGTGCTAATATCCTGTTTTGGTTTTGTTCTTGAGATTCTCTTTGTCTTTCTAATGCCTGATTTGCTTCTAAATTTTGAAGAACAGCTCTCAATGTAGTATCAACAGCGGTCATCTGTGCATTGATACCATTCACACTCTCAGAGAGTCTTTGTACCTGTGTAGTATTTGCTCTTATTAATCCATTTGCTATAGGGTCGGACTGAGGTTGTTCTGCTTTCTGTGGGACAAACTTTCCTGTAAAGACAGCAGAAGACATCCTTCTTCTTGCTATCTTAAGTCCCCCAGATATTGGTGATGGTATCTCAGCCATTAAATTGTTGTTTTAGGTTTTCTTCTTCAATATACTGTTGTAGGAAAGCAAGATAAATTTCTTTCTCCCAAGGTATCATATTTTCTAGTTCTGTCAAGCTATATTTATGATGCTGCATCAGCGCAAAATTGATTCTAAAGTATGACTCAAGATCAGTATGAGCCATACTTACGCGAAAAAAGTTGCTAGACCCTCCAATACTACATCACTTTCAACATCAGTAACTGGATTTTTAACTTTGATAGTGTGTGACAATTTGGGCATAGTTTCAAAAAACTTTTCAATTTCTTTAAACTGCTTAGAATTCAAAGATTCTACAAACTCATTCAGTTCTTTTTTTGTACAATCTTTTGCTGACCAAGATTCATCATCACTATAAATTTGTTCGATACATGATGCAATCAGTTCAAAAGTTTGAGATACAGTAATATTTTCTTCCATACTAAAATTATTTTTAATAAACTCACTCATAGATGGATATCTCATTCTCAATGTATGAGTATCATCTAATTTAATATCTCTATTGTGCTCTTCGTCAATGTTTACTTTTATCTCATCAAGAAGAATTGAAATTGGTACCTGTGTAATACCATCATCTGGACAAGTAATTAAAACTTCAACCTCTTCACCAACAGATTTTCCCCTGATATTTAAAAACAAATATTCAATATCAAATGTGGACAATTCATCAACTTTAACGCCACGTGTTAGAATACAGGATGTTAAAACATCCTTAATTGCAGTTGTTATTTGCTTATTATCTTCACTTTCCATTGCAATAATCAAAACCTTTTCCTCTTTCACAAGGAATGGTCTATATCTAATCTTTTTTCCTGTAGAAGGAAGTTCCAACTCATAAGTTGGTGCAGAAATCTTTGGTAAAGGCATAATAATCCTTACAAATCAGTAAAAATATTTATTAGGGATTAATTATAGTATTCTCTTACCAAGAGAAAATCCCGTAGATCCTTGCGTCAAAGACGAAGAGAATGAGCTATCATTAATTTTAAAATTGCTGGCTTGCTTATATGCATCAGAATTTAAGAAATCTAGTTGTCCTGTTGCAGTATATGCTGCAGTTATTGAACTTGGATCTGTTCCTGTTTTCGAGAAACTATATGGATTACTGCTCATGAAAGTACTCAGATTATCGAATGGTGCAATATTATTTGCATCTCCACTTGTTCTTGATTTACTATCAACTTTTCCAGAAACATAATAGTCATAATTTAAAGTAACCCCAATCTTTAAGAGTTCGGATTTATCATATGAAATTGCAGTTGCATTCATAGTTTTTGGATATAATCCATAAAAATTATATTCAATATAACGATTGTAGTCTCTTTCAAATTTTACAATTTTTACCGTATCAACTTTATATTCTTCTGGATATTTCATCCTAAAGTGTGGTTTAGGGGAAAGTCTACTAGCATCAGATGCATCGTGCATATATTCCATCCAGTGCTCAAATAATTTCATAGTTTTATACTCCCTATCCACATAGAAAGATAAATCTAATGGAATAAAAGTCCTTGTATGTGGTAAAGATTCAGTCACACCCATGTAGTCGCCATAAACATCTGCAGTAGCAAAGGAACTACCTGGCAACGTAGCAGAATGGCACAGTAATCCAATATCGCTCAGGCTTCTACTAAATACTCCCCTTGAAGAAAGATAATTCTGCAAACCTGTCTTAAGACCAGAAATTATAACCTCATAATGAGATGTTTGTGCTAACTTTGTTAATGTTGGTTTGAATTCTGATATTTTTCTTGGTCTAGGTGCTGGCACTCTAAATACCTATTATGATACTCTGTGGAATTATTTAGATGGCATATAGAGGAAAATTTCAACCTTCATATCCAAAAAAATACAAAGGCGATGTTAGAAATATAATATATCGTTCTCTCTGGGAACGTAAGTTTATGGTATATTGTGATTTGAATGAGAACATTCTGGAGTGGGGTAGCGAAGAAATTGCTTTACCATATCGCTCACCAATCGACAATAGAATTCACAGATATTTTCCAGACTTTTATATAAAATATCAAAATAAAACAGGTAAGATAGTAAAGTCTCTTATAGAAGTCAAACCATTAAAGCAGACCACTCCTCCAATAAAACCAAAGAGGCAGACAAAAGGTTATCTGTACGAAGCATATGAATATGCCAAAAATCAGGCAAAATGGGAAGCAGCAAGAGAGTTTTGTAAAGATCGTATGTGGGAGTTTAAAGTTCTAACAGAAAAAGAACTCGGTATTAGGTAATGCCAAGAAAAACACTAAAACAAAGAAAAAAACCTACAGATACAGATAGTAATCGTAATAGGATTCGTGAAATCAGTGATGATATGGTTGGGTTAAAGAATCCAGATGATTTTATGCTAGCAATACTGGAGGCAATCAAAGATACCTATACTCCAGTACCAGAACCAGGTAAAGTATACGTTTTTATGTACAATCCCAAAACACCTAACATTCAATATGATCAAAATCCATTTGTAGCAGTCACTGATGTTTTTGCATGGGGATTTCGTGGATTAAACTTTCACTGGGGGGAAACAAGACAATATACATGGCAAGAAGTCTCTGGAAATATGTATGAAGTGACTTCTTCTGAGGTAAAAGACTTGCAACAGATACCTTTTGCAAATTTCAAACTAAATAATTAAAAAACCTATAATGTCACATTCGGACCTTCATGCAAAAACTGAGTCTTTAGTATCTAGTCAACAAACTTCTCAAAGTACCTCATCTTCGGGGTCTTCTTCTGCTGCCGAATCAAAAGTGTCTGCATCCAAAAAGGGTGCAAAGGATAAGAAAATTTATAGGTACCCTATAAATCCATACTTTGAAGATTTGGCACAGGGTGGTAGAGACTATATGATGATAAAAGTATTAGAGGTTCAATATAGTGACCTTGGTGAAGCTGTTAAGGATAATGCTAATAAGAAAGTTGAAATTCCATATGAGTCTGCTACAAATAAAACGAAAGAAATATCAAGAGTATATCTACCAATACCACAAAGTCTTCAAGATTCTAATCAATTAACATGGGGCGAAGATAGAGTCGGTCCTCTTGGAGCAGCTGCTTATAATGTGGCAGACCAATTGCTTAATAGTTCTGATCCGTCTAAAACCGCACTACAAATGATTCAGGGGGGAATAAATGCATTACAGAATATAACCCCAGATGAAAAAAAGGTTTTATTGCAATTCGTTGCTGGACAAGCGTCTTCGGGACTTGGAGGAAATATTAGTCCTCAAGGTATTATTACAAGGTCTACAGGACAAGTTCTGCAAAGTAACTTAGAACTCTTGTTTCAAGGTGTAAACTTAAGAACATTTGCTTATCCTTTTACATTTGCACCAAGAAGTGAAAAAGAAGCAGATGAAGTAAAGAATATTGTAAGATTGTTTAAAAAGCATAGTGCTGCTAAGAAAAATACCACTTCATCAGCTAAGGGTGGTATTTTTATGAAATCTCCAGATATATTTGAAATTAAATTCATGAGAGGAATTTATGATCATCCATTCCTAAATCAAATTAAACCATGTGCATTGACTAATCTCTCATTTAATTATACGGGGACTGGAAACTGGGCAACTTATAGAAGAGGTGAACCAGTATTAATGACGATGACTTTACAGTTCCAAGAAATTACTCCAATTTATGCTGAAGATTATGATTCAGGTAACGGAAAACTAGGATTAGGATACTAATGTCTTACTTTAGAGAACTACCAAACTTAGAATACTTATCACCTTTAAATTCAAAGGGTTCCTCATTCGAATACATAGCAGTAAAAAATCTTTTTAGAAGAGTAAAACTTTTCGATTGGATTAAGGAATATAGCAATACTTTTTTGAAAATACAGATTGGTGATTATGAAAGACCTGATATAATTGCTGAGGAGTATTATGGGTCATCATCTTATGACTGGGTGGTAATGATAACTGCGGATATTACAAATTTACAAGCACAATGGCCTCTTTCAAATCATGACCTTAATGATTTTGTTGAAGAAAAGTACGGTCTCGAAAATGTAAATGATATCCATCATTATGAAACCTTAGAAGTTAGAGATGATAAAAACAGACTAATCTTACCAAAAGGAAAAGTTGTAGATTCTGATTTTAAAATAAACCCACCAGATGGTTTAAACAGTTTATACTATACTATTGTTACACCATATGAGACAAGACAAGTCACAAACTATCAAGAACAGGTTGATGGTATTGTGGTAGGTGTTTCAAACTGGGAATATGAAGTAGATATCAATGAATCTAAGAGAACGATAAATATTCTAAAACCATAATATCTTCAACAGTTTTTGAATGATATGAGAAAACTTGTTTCCTGTCAAAAGAGTACTGAGTTTGTTAATATAAAAACAAGTAAAATTAATAAGAATCAAACCACATAAAAAACCCGCAGAATTTCTTCTGCGGGTCGATATGATATCAGTCTTCTGCAAGTCGAGCGAAGTATGACAAAGTGTCATCATCTTCGTCTTCGGAGGAATTAGAAGAAAGACCACTCAGTTCGTCACGCATCGACTGAGGAACTGCAGGTGCAGATTCGCCACGATTTTGAGCACGGAACTCTTCTTCTTCCATTACAGACTCTTCGTCTTGGAACTTAGGAGTTCCTTTGATACCAAGGACATAATCAAGACGCTTCTTGAGAGCATCATAATCCTTGAACTGGTCAGGAGCAACAATCTCAGCAAGAGAGTACTCCTTCTTCCAGACTGCTTCCATGGCATCATCATCGTCTAGAAGTGCATCAGGACGTGCGAACTCAGAAGAGTCATAGTTGCGATAACCAGCAACGTTCTTTGCCTTCAGTTTGAAGTTAGCACCACCCCAGAAGTCAAACGGATCGATTGCTTCTTCATCCTCAAACTCGGGTTGCATTGCTGCAGTGAGTTTGTCGAAGATTTTCTTGCCGAACTTGAACAGGAAGACTTTACCTTCATTGTCAGGATTGGCAGGATCTTTGACCACATAGATATTTGCCATGTAGGTCAGTTTACGCTTCTGCTTACGTGCCTGCTCTTTACCAGCATCGGTGCCGTTGTTCCACAGCATCGTGTTGTACTCAGACACAGGGTCTTTTTGACCAAGAGTGGTCAAAGAGTTTTCAATATACCAACCGCCAGGACCTTGGAAGGCGTGACTGTAGAGTTTCACGAAAGGAAGGTCCTCTCCTTCAGGAGCAGGCAGGAAGCGGATAACTGCATAACCGTTACCACTCTTGTCTACGTCCAGTTTCCAAAGACGATCATCGCCAGTGGAAGTAGTATTCATTTTTTCAACTTCTTTGACCAGTTTTGCGGTCAAAGAACCAAGTTTGGATTGCTTTTTGAGATCAGCGAAAGACATTTGGATTACCTCGGATTGGTTTGGATTCGTTGGATTTACTTGGATAGTATAACAGGGTTGACCCTCACTCGTCAAGATATTGGTTGAGGGATTCAATGGTCTTGTGCATACTTTCAAATAAAGAATTAATATCAGAACTTTCTGGGAATCCCATTAAAGTTACTGATTTACGAAGGTTCTCTTTCATTTCAACCGCTTCTGGGTCGTCTGAAAGAGATAACCTAGTATACATCACTCTTTGCTTTTCAAGCAAGATTTTAAGCTTTTCAACATGTTCCAATTTTGTTTCACGGTCCATCATACCAAATGTTAACAAACTTCCGTAAATATCTTCTTGAAGTTTGTTAATCTCTCTCAGTTCTTCTTGAATAATATCGGATTGAAAAAAATCACTCATCTAAAATTTCCCTTAATATAGTTTTGAATCGAAACATATCAATATTTAGAAAGGGAGAATACTTCTTCAATTTCAAACTGACGGATTCCCACACTGGGTCATCCAACTTCTTATCAAAGTTTTTTGAAAAATGGAATATTTTGTCGAAGATTGTTAAGGTTTCTAGCGATACGCTCCCGCTTAGAAACTTTTTGAGTATTAGTGGATGTCCCTTGGTACAGATGAACAAAGTCTCTAACTCGTTCTCCAATAACAATTCGCTGCTTTGCTCTTTGAATAAGTACGTCAAACTCTGTTGGCGTTTCGTCCACTCGGAGTAGTTTTTTTCGCCAGAATTGATAATTTCTCCAATCCATAGGTTTTGTGGGTTATCGGTGGCAGTGAAATTAGATACTAGAAAATCTACAACTTCTTGGTCAGAATACTTGCGAGAGGTCTTTTCAAACCAGTATTTGTCCTTTCTTTTATTGAAAGAAGTCATACTGGCGCGGGTCTTCGCACCATACTTAAAGAAGTCGTATTTTGGATTTGTAAAATGATTTTTTAATGACAAATAATGCTGGTAGGTTTCAAATGGCGTCACTTTCATCTTCAGCTAAGTCAATTCCCTCAATACAGTCTACACTTACTTCATGTTCACCAGCAATCAAATACCAGTGCTTTAATTGCCCTACGATATCTTCATAATAACCAAGATACGCCAAGTCTTCAGATTGGTTTTCGCGTAACCAAGCCTGAAGACGATGATGCATCAATTCATCACGAGAAATCATAGTGGTAATTTTGCTCTTGAGGTTCGTTTCATAAAATTCAGTCTTGTAGCATCCCATTTCAATTTCTCTTTCAATGGTTTTGAAATAAGTTTAGAAACAGATTCTACTTCAATATTATTGATTTCGCAATAATAGCAAATTGCATCAATATAATTGAATTTTTCTTCAATAACAATCTTTTCGATTTCTAATGCGAATTTTGATGGCGTTAGAAATTTATTTTCAATTGCTTGTTCTAATTCTTTATTCGGTTCCATAGAGTTCCAGTTTATCTCTAACAAACTTTCTAATGTATTCGGTGAGTAGTTTGATGTACTTTGATTTGT